CGGTAATGATGTGATTGGAAAGGCACGAATTCTGGATACTCCGAATGGTATGATTGTAAAAGGTCTACTTGATGGCGGTGTGCAGTTGGGTGTCTCAACTCGTGGTATGGGAAGCCTTGAGAACAAGAATGGCGTCATGTATGTCAAAGATGACTTTATGTTAAATACAGTCGACATCGTGCAAGATCCATCAGCACCAACAGCCTTCGTTAATGGAATTATGGAAGGTGTTGAGTGGGTTTGGAACAACGGTATTGTTGAAGCTCAGGAAATTGAAAAAATGGAGACTGAAATAATGAATGCTCCACGCGCTGATCTCTATGAGACTCAAGTTCGTGAGTTTAAGAATTTCCTCTCAATGATCAAAAAATCTATGTAAGGAGTCAAACATGACTGATCAAGTACAAGACCAGGACGTTGAGCTCGAAGAGGAAAACGTCGAAGAAGCTCACGATCCTAAGAATGCTGAAGCTCAATCCGTTGCATCTGTACAATCTGCAGAAGACAAAGGACCAAAAGCCAAAGCACGCAAAGGTGACAAGAAAAATTCTGACAAAATGGCTAAAATTGAAAAGCCAAAAGGTGAGAAAGTTTCTATGGAGTCTGTAGAAATCGATGCTGATTTCTCTGACGATCTTAACGCTCTCGTAAACGACGAAGCAACACTTAGCGAAGAATTCAAAGAAAAGACTGCGGTCATCTTTGAAGCTGCTGTTAAGAGCAAAGTCGCTGCAGAAATTAATCGTTTAGAAGAAGCATATGCTGTCGAACTGGAAGAAGAAGTATCAACCGTTAAGGCTGAGCTTGTTGAGAAAGTCGACTCATATTTAAACTACGTTGTTGAGAATTGGATGGAAGACAACAAGCTGGCAATCCAAAGCGGACTGCGTGCTGAAATCGCTGAAGGTTTCATGAACGGATTGAAAGATCTGTTTGTTGAAAACTACATCGAAGTTCCAGAATCCAAAGTTGATCTCGTTGACGACTTGGCTGAACAAGTTGAAGACCTGGAAGAAAAACTCAACAAAACAACTGCGCAAGCAATGGAAGTTTCTGAAGAACTAGAATCATATAAGCGTGAAGCGGTTATCCGTGAAGCTTCTAAGGATCTAGCAGAAACTCAAGTAGAGAAATTGAGATCTTTGGCAGGTGATGTCGATTTTGTTAACGAAGAAACCTTCGCTAAGAAAGTTGCAACTATCAAAGAATCATATTTCACTAAGAAAACTGCTGAAGTAATGACAGAAGAAACAGACGGTGATGAAAGCGATGCAATCGTAGAAACATCCGATGTAATGTCTCGTTATATTCAAGCAATTAAATCCTCATCTACCAAATAATCCCTTTAAGGAGTTCAATTAAATGGAACAAACATACGATAAATTGGTTGAGAAGTGGGCTCCGGTTCTTAATGAAGAATCCGCTGGCACTATTCAAGACCGTCACAAAAGAGCAGTTACAGCTGCTGTACTCGAAAACCAAGAACGTGCCCTTTCCGAAGAGCGCGCGCAACACAGTGGTTTCTTGTCTGAAGCCGCTCCTGCTGGTGCCAACACTGGTTCAATCGGCACATGGGATCCAGTATTGATCTCATTGGTTCGTCGTTCGATGCCAAACCTGATGGCCTATGACGTTGCTGGTGTTCAGCCAATGACTGGTCCAACTGGCTTGATCTTCGCAATGAAGTCACGCTACGGTGCAGGTACTACTGGTTCTACAGAAGCATTGTTCAACGAAGCTAACACTGCATATTCTGGTACACAAGTTGCTGGTGGAAACGGCGCAGCTGGCGCATCCGGTCTTTCCGGTGTGACAGATACAGGTGCAAACGGTTCTATCGATGAAGAGCGTGTAACTGATATCACAGGCCGCGGCATGACCACAGACTCAGCCGAAGCTTTGGGTTCTGCTGGTAACAGTGCATTTGCTGAAATGGGTTTCACCATTGAAAAAGCAACCGTGACCGCAAAGTCGCGTGCTTTGAAAGCAGAGTACAGCCTCGAACTTGCACAAGACTTGAAAGCAATTCACGGTCTTGACGCAGAAACAGAGTTGGCTAACATCTTGTCAGCAGAAATCTTGGCTGAGATCAACCGCGAAGTTATTCGTACGATCAACGCACAAGCTAAAACTGGTGCATCGACTGCTAACACAGCTCTTAACGGTGTCTTCGATCTGTCTTCTGATGCAGATGGTCGTTGGTCAGTTGAGAAGTTCAAAGGTTTGATCGTACAGATCGAACGTGAAGCTAACACAATTGCAAAAGAAACACGTAGAGGAAAAGGTAACTTCATTATCTGTTCTTCCGACGTAGCTTCTGCTTTGGCTGCTTCTGGCATGCTGGATTACACTCCTGCACTGTCCGCGAACTTGAATGTTGATGACACAGGCAACACTTTTGCTGGTGTACTGAACGGTCGTACAAAAGTATACATCGATCCGTATGCATCTGTCGATTATGTAACTGTTGGTTACAAAGGTACTAACCCATATGACGCTGGTCTCTTCTATTGTCCATATGTACCGCTCACCATGGTGCGTGCAGTTGGTGAAGACAACTTCCAGCCAAAAATTGGTTTCAAAACCCGTTACGGCATGGCGTCCAACCCATTTGTAGGTGCAACACCTGCAGACGGTCTGGCAGCAGCGAAGTCCAACCAGTACTACCGCATCTTCCGCGTAGACAACATCTTGACAACTTAATAGTTAAGTGTTCGGAACAAACTTTAAAGGGG